GTAAAGCACCCAAGACATTAGCGGAGTTTCCTGAACCAGAGTATCCTAATACTAGGGTTTTTTTGTCTAAGTCAGCGTACGCTTCCAACCATCGCTCAAAGATATTTTCATAACCATGATCATTTGCAATTGAAGTCAGGTGTGACTGACTGTCTAAACAATGCACTTTCTTATTTGTAAGTCGTGTAGCATCAGCAGCACCATGACTTGCAACTGCCATGTTACCACCATTACCAATCATGTAGATTACTTCTGCCTCATTGAATTGTTTCTGTAGAGTTTTCCACTCTTCAGTCTCAACTGCTTGAGACAACTTTTCTTCAAGTCCTTCAAATACTGTTAACATAAAAACTCCTTTCTCACATTATAGTAAGGTTTGGTTTTTCTTCAAATGGATAAGACGATATTATGTAAAAATTCTTTTCTGGGTAAGAATCAAACATATGATTTAAATATTCGTATGTTCTCTCTAGATTGTGTCCGCTGATCTCTGTGAGTCTACCCTGTGAATCGTATGTACCGTTGTCCCAGAGCCATTTAAGTGCGGGATCAAACTCTTCATTTTTGAAGTAATACATCTTTTCCATGTGCTGAAACAGATCAAATCCTACAAGTGCGATGCTATCAACACTATCGTCGTGAACAAATAAATCAAAGGCTAGAATCCCAGTCGATGGATCTAAGTCCTTATATGAAAAGTTTTCACGAATCGGAGTTTGACCACCAGTATCGATATGCTCACGAACACCGTATCTACTTATTTGCTCTTGAGTATATGGGGTGGATGTCCTATTTGAGAAGTCATAGTGTAAACGTGATCCTACTAGATGCTCGTAACCATCTATGAGGGGTCTACCACAACCTACAACGACATTAAACTTATCTATAAACTCCCTAGTGCAGCGACTTACGCTAGGGCCTTTTCCAAGTATTGCAACTGATTTCTTAGACATTCAGGTATTACCTCATCATTATTATCAAGTTCACGAATTCTAAAGTCAACGTCAGGGTCAAACGGATACTCTTTGTTTGCAATCGCCTCTTCTAGAAGTTCTTTGTTTGCACAGAATCTATATCTCGGATGACTATAAGTATGTAGTTTGTAAACCATCTCCTCTGGAGTCATACACCAAGAAAAATGACAACCATGCTTACCAGGCAGTATAGGTCCAACGTCTCTCCAATTCGTAGGGTATTGATCTTGGAACACCCAATATTTACTTGCGATGGGAGATGTAAAATCCTTACCCTCCCACAAATAATTTGTTTTATAGAAAAACTGATGTAGATTCAACCTGACTAAATTCTGTCTACTGACAGTCTCTAAAATTTGTGAATACGCATCACGATAAATTATTTCATCAGCGTCAATTGAAATAATAATATCATCTCGGTCAAACTCCATGTCAGTCATAAAAGAACTACGCATCACGGGTTCGTTGATTGAGTGGATAAGATCTTCTCTCTCGTATGCTTCAACAGCCTTATCACTCAAATCAGAAGGAAGGTAGATTACCTTATCCATAAATTCAGCAGGGAGTTGATCCTTTACTTCATCCCAAATGTAGTCTCTGGGTCTACCCGTATGAGTTCTATTATGTTCGCATATTATAAAACCATCAATATGATCATATGCCTCTAACAAATTCATAGCGAGGAACTTTACTTCATGCTCTACATAAAAGTATGTCTTCAAATAAACTTTGCTCATACTAGTCTCCATACATTGTAGTCTTCATCATTTGCGTCAGCAACTTTGCACCAGAAGACATCGTTTTTAGATTTACGATAGTTAATCCAATCCTTCGAGTGAATGATTGTTTTTTTGATACCTGTCATCCCTGCTACAATATTAAATGTAGATGGACTGGATATCATATGATCACAACGTGACATTTCTATGAAGTCATTCTTGAACTTACTTCTGTCTGATGTGTTTTCACCAAACTTGTAATCTTTACGATTGAATTCAAGACACTCGATAATCTCTGCGATTCTCCAAGAGTTTGGATCGTCGGTAAAAATATAGAATGTGTCAACACGATCTAATAATTCTACGATAGAGTTTTGATAATATCCAACACGTTGACCGATATCGACAGATTCAGGCATCCATGCATGAAAGTCTGTCTCACGAATATGAATTGAACAGGTTCTCTCGTATCTTTGAATATCAGACATTTTAAAAACGTCTCTGGTGCTTATGGTTTTGAATTCAAAGTATTCTGTTCCTAAGCAAAAAGGTAAGGCGTATTGATCTGTAGGTGTTTCCTTGTGAATTTCAAGATCAAAAACATCACAGCCTTCCCACACTGGACAACTAAATCCTACACCTAATTGATGAGCAAGTTGTCTCATGTTATTATAGTAAAGTGCCTTATTACCAAATCCGCACTCTGGAAACTCTGGGATTACGATCATTGAGTGATCCACCCTAACTTAGAATAATGCTCGTAAAGTTTTTCTCTGTCTGGATTGTGGTGAGGAAGTTTCCATGATGCATGTTCATCAGATCCTAGCATGGGATTTGTGTCTCCCCAAACTTCGGGTTGATCGTGTGGTTGAGACGGAACGTAAGAGAATATGTCTCCGAAGATTTGTGCTGACGCACACAACTGTATATCCTCCCCAGTTGAAAAGGAAACTGTGGGTTCTTTCCACATGTAATGAATCCACTCCGTTTTGAAGAACCAACAGTGTCCCACGATGTCTGCTTTGACTGGGACTGGATTAGCAATACCATCGCAGATACCAACAGACCCTTTGTTACTACGATTACGACCGTTTGCACCACAAATGCAGTTTAGTTTTTTAGATGTGTTAACACAATGCTCCAACCATTTTGGTGCGGGGATTGTGTCATCATCAAAGATCGCTGTATATTCAGATGTAAATAAAAGAGGAAGAGTAAACCTACCGTGGTATTTGCTATTCGTTGAGGACTGAACATGGTCCCACGATCCGTCTTGGTATTGACTTAGATCAATATGGTTTTCATTTTGATAAACAACGATTCTATCGATATCAGCAGTTTGCTTTTTAATCGCCTCTAACTGCTCTACAAAATTGTCACGTTTCCACACCGTCAGAACAACTGTAATCATATTGACTCCACGATTCTTTTTGTTGTATCGTATGAGCCTTTACGAGAACAGTTTCGCTCATACCAATCTCTACCATTTTTCGACATCTCATTCCACTGTGTAGAACTGACGTTGTTTACTATCGCTGCAACTTCATCGGGTGATGACGCATAGAAATAATGAACACCCTCTTCTAGTTTGTCATGGTAGTCTAGTCCACAACCTTTTGTATAGATCGGCACTGTTCCCAGACCAAAATATTCTATTTCACGATTACACTTCGGACCATACCCAGGCAGAACAAGTCCGTAACGTGAGCGTGATACCTTGTTAAGATATTCGTCTTGTGTGTATGGATACTCGTACACGTTACCGATAGCAACAGGCATACTAAACTCTTCTATGCAAGTTGACCAGTCGTGAGTCATTCTGTTTTCATATTGTATGGGGTTTTCGATCTTACCGAGAAATATAGATTTTGTGTCTCTGTCATCGAAACTCTTAATACCCTCTTTGATTTTAGATTCTAGTTTTCTAGGATGTCTTGACCAAAATATCCAAGGATGATTTTTTCCGATAGGAACGTTCCACGCTTGAGTGTTTGAGAACAAACCCTTGTTCCAAGTTTTGGGTAAGAAATCAAACCTTGCATACTCATACAACAAGACATCACCAACACCATCACCAGTCCAACAGAATCTGTCGTGACTATCTTCGATCACTATGTAATTTGATTCATCCCACATTTCGATGAGTTCACGAAACGTGTCTCCCTTTGCGTGATTTCTCATAGTCACAAACAACTTCATTTTACACTCCATAAAAATCTTTTAAAACTTTATCATCAAGAGTTTCTTTGACTAGTCTCGCTGCATCACAATCCAACTCTAAAAACTTATTCAGCACCTCTCCTCTTGCATCACATGGTTGTCCTGCCCAGTCCGCTAGAGAACTTTCTTTTACTATAGAAAGAACTTTACGTTTTATCAAGTCTTTCTCTTCGTTTTTAAACAAAGAGTATGGTATGACTGAGTGTGGAAACGGTGCTTTTCTTTTCTGGTTATCGATAGGACAGTCTAGGAAGTTTGTCTCTAAAAACAAAGGAGACTGTTGTTGTATAAATGTATGACTCAACATAAACTGATCTTGAGCCCAAGGCATATCCATTCTAGATTCATAATACTCTTTGAATGATTTAGGTTTGTGTTCAATCTTACTAGGTTTAAACCCACAAAGACCTCCGAGAATATCACAACCCATTTCATGATAATGGTTTTCATGAGATCGCAGAGTCTGTATAGCAAACTTACTCTTTGCAAAATACGTCGTGGACACATACTCTTGATAATTTGGTATAGAATCAATGTCTCTCAAAAACACGCAGTCGTAGTTACCATCCCATATGGGAATCAGTCTCCACATCATCGGTTCAGATGTATTCGTAAATTTTAGATCTACTTCCTCGATAGTGATATCAAGTTTTTCTAATAATTTAAAAAGTGGATTGTAAGTTAGACTATTATTGATGAATATTTTCATCTCGTAGTCTGGATATAATACTTTGTTGGTGATATACAACGCTGGTATGTTAAACCAATATCTTGTTTTATCTAAGTTATGCTCGTCCCATGTTCTGTGAACATGAATATTGAACGGGTCGAAGAGACAGTATGATAAAACAGTTTTCATAAGTTAAAGTTCAGTGCTTTATTTCTGTGGAATATACTTCCATCTTTTTCGTACATTTGTGCGTTTTCATTTCTTGCGTGCAATTCATCAAAAGGCTGAGGTGTCCAATCATGTTTAGCAATACAGGTTTGACTAACCACTAATTTGTTAAGTAGCATCAAAACGTGTGTTTGTTCGGTGTCACAATATACAGAAGTATACTCTGGATTATAAATGTATCCAAACTTCTCATAAAAGTTCCATCCGATGATTGGTAGAGTCATAAGAGCATCATTACGAAGCCCGTCATGATACTTTATACCACCATCATAATTCGGTAGATGCTCTGCGAAGTCTGACATGATGATGTCATCATAGTTGTCTTGTTGTAGAACCATGTCATCGGATATGAGTAAGATTACGTCAGCCTTCTCTCCCTCAAGATCAGCGTTACATGCTTCGACCTTAGTTTTAGATTTTCCGTAATGATACACTAAGTCAATACCTTTGTCACGCAACGACTCAAGGTAACTTTTGATCTCATCGTTGTTCATTGTTTCATCGTCTAGATCCATCGAAATGACAAATCTCACCTCATGTTTACCTGAGGTTCGTGATGTATAATTATCTAAAATGTCCCTGAACTTCTCTGGTCTGTTGCGAGAAGGGAACTTCACAAGCAATTTCGACATACTATTTCTTTCTGTTACCAATGTGATACTTTGGTATCAACTCCCAATCATCTTTATCCTTAAATGGTAGAATCTTCATTTTACCTAAACTCACTTGTGGTTCTTCTACTTTATCCTCGTCCACAATATCAAGTAGACCCCACTCTTCCAATAAACAGGCGATTGTATTTCTTCGTCCTACATCTGTATTACTTATGTCAGACTCTAATCCATCCATTTCAAATAGTTCTTTGAAATGCATGATCGCATACCTACCTTGTTTATGCAAAATATGACACGATTGATATAAAATGTTTTCTTTTTTTGACGATACGCCGATCCTAGTAAGAGTCTCTTTCACTTTTAAAAAATCGTCATCTGTTTTAAGACGTATCTCAACACCCAATCCTTTAAATAAATTGTCGCTCATAAACTAATCCTTTCACACATTATGTAGAAGATTTAGTTTTTAGCCTCCTTCATTCATCTCTTGCTTCATATTTTCAATATCTTCACTACTCAAAACCCGTAAAGCCTCTTCAGCCTTACGGTTAGAGTAATTATAATACCGCTTTACAACCTCAATATCATCAGGTTTCTCGTTCTTCAACCACTTACTAAACCGTTTTCTGGGTCTGATAGATAGTCTAAGATAATCATACTGAACACGTTCACTTAACGAATGATTTACGTTCATTTCATTTGCATGAAATAACGTGTCGGGAAAGTAAGACAAACATCGATTTACGACAAAAGCAGGATATTGTTTGGATGCATGTTCAGCGTCCTCTGCAAAGATATCCTCTTTTGTATAGTTGATTGAGTTTAGAAAATCGCCTAGTTTCATTAGTCCTCCACTACCGCGATTACAGCCTCTCTTCGAATAACATCATACTCTTTTGAGATACCGATTCGATTGCGTGCATCATAAATGATGGTACTACCGATCTTATACTCTAC